ACGCCCCTACACATTAAAGCGCACCGAAAAAACCATCGGCACTTATCCCACCGTATCGTTAAAAGATGCACGCCAAAAAGCACAAGAATTCCGCCAACTCCTAGCCAATAAGATTGACCCGCACGAATTCGAGCAAAAACAAGCCATAGAAGCACTAAAAGAACAGTGCAGTACATTTGCCCATGTTGCGAATGAATGGTTGTTGTATCGTGCAAAAATCGGCAAAGAGCAAGGCAATTACACAGATAAAACGAAAATTGACACAGAAAGACGTGTCAATGCCGCCATTGATTTAATTGGTGACGTGCCTTTCAAAGAATTGACATTAAAACACGGTTTATCCGTGCTTGAACCTTATCGCCAATCAGGTGCAACGGCTGAATTGAAAAAGCGTTATTTAGTTTTAAAGTCTATCGCAGAATATGCTGAACGTTTTGAATATTGGGAAAACAACAAATGGAAATATCTTGGCGATGATTTACCTGCAGTGAACAAAAATAAACATCACCCGTCAATCCATTACAAAGCTTTGCCGGAATTTATGATCAGCCTTGCACGGGCCAACATATCCCAAACGGTGCGACTTGCGATTTTGTGGGGATTACTCAACGCCACAAGGGCGAGCGAAACCGTCAGTGCGAAATATTCTGACATCATTAATCATGAACATTTGCCGAACGGCAAAGTGTGGCTAGTGGAAATTTCAAAAGGCGGGAAAGGGGAGCGACTGCACCTTGTGCCATTAAGCAAACAGGCAGAAACCTTGCTTTCATACATCAAGCAGCACGCAAGCAAGGAATATTTGTTCCCATCCACCTTGTCAAAGGCGAGAAATGAAAAGCATATAAATAGCCAAACGCCGAATGAAGTGATTAAAACAATGGACGGCGGCAAATACAAAGGCACCATGACAAATCACGGCATACGCTCGCTATTCAGTAGTTATTGCAATGATAATCGCCTAGAGTTCGGCTTAGATAAAGAAGTCATCGAAATTTGTCTAAGTCATTTGAATTCCGATGAAATAAGAAACGCCTACAATCGGGCAGAATATCTTCCTTACAGATTAAAGACGTTTCAAGAATGGGCAAACTATGTTGAAAAATGTGCAAATGGTTTATTCAAAGAAATTATTGTCGACAAGTCTTAATGTATTCATTCAAGTCGCTTTCCGCAATTTTGCGGGAGCGACCGAATTTATAAGACTTTAACTTACCACTTGAAATCCAACGTTTCACAGTCGCTTCTGAACAAATGCCCGTCTGCACGATCTCTTTAATTGAAAAATAGCGTTCCATTATAAATCCTCCACTTTAACAATCAATAAATTCCGCATATCCACTTTGCCGAAATTATGTTCATATTGGTAAACAGTTTGCGCATCTTGCATTGATAATCCGCCTTTTGACTCTGAAACCACAAACCATTCTTTGAATCCCTTTAAATATCTCAAAACAACATATTTGCCAGGAGGATTTGCCGCAAGTTCTGCTTTTCTTTTAGCGTCTATCTCATTTTCTCTTTGCTTTCTTACGCGTTCCACATCTTCTAATGTGTCTTTACTTAAAAATCCCATATCACCTCCTAATTCAATTTTCTTCCAAACAATCCCCCTATTTCCTCGCCAAAATTGCGCACGGAGAATAAGGAAACTTTTTCTTCTTTAATGAAAACATCATCGTTTTCATAAATAATCCACCGATAGTCATTCAACCGTAGCCGCCCGTATTTAAATAAATAGTTCAAATGTTGTTCAGACGGCATAAATCCGATGGGTTCCATAAGGATTTTTAGCTTTTGAACAAGTTTTGAGCGGTTACAGTTACTGACACAAGTCCAAGCGGGGCTATGCCCCTTGTTTGTTTCGGTGGTCTCCGAATCGGCATTATCTGAATGAATAACGCCTTTTTTGATGACCCAATTTTTTAGTTTTGTTCTCACTGTCGCTAAACTAAAGCGGTTTTTCACCCCCACGATTACTCTTCTAGTTTCGCCATATTGATTCGGCTCAGTTTCTTCATAGTCAATGCAAAGCGGTTGGTCGGTGCGCTTTGTCATCGCACCGCCTTGCACCTGTAAATAACTGGCAAAACAAGACACATCCGCCACAGCACGGGCGGTGTCGATGGTGTCATCCTCTGCACTCATGTCTTTGGTCATTTTGCGTAGCTCACGCCACACGGAAATCGGTGGATTGCCGTAGAACTGGAATTGACGTATTCCCCAAAGGTTCGCCCAAGCGCGAACTCGTTGTACGTTTTCATCCAGTTTCAAGCCTTCCACTTCGTCTGAATCTTCATCTTTTTGTTTGCCGGCATAGATATTCTTGGCAATGTATTTCGCAATGTAGGACACGGCAGACCCTTTTTCTTTGTCGATTTCATCTACCCGGCAGCGGTGTTTTTTCGCGCCAAATTCATCACCGTCCAACTCAAGGGCTTTGCTTTTAAATAAACGGATCACCTCATCTTTATCTTTGGCGTTGATATATAACAGCAAGTGCCAGTGTGGCGTTGCATCATGGTGCGGTTCTACCCCACGCATGCCGAAAAAGCCAATACCCCGTTTGGCAAACAAAGCACGCAACTGCACCCACACTTTGTTCAAATAGGCGTGGGTTTGACGCGGGTCTGCGCCCTGCCATTTTTTGTTGTTAGTGCCGTTGTTGTGTGTCGCATGGAAAGAGGACGGCGCAGTCATGGTCAGGAATAAAGAGATATAGCCGTTTTCTTCCGCCCATTCGTCCACGCCACGCAATCGGTTCATCATTTCGTTGTAGCGAATGGCAGGATTGCCGGAAGAACGCAACCACATTTCCAACAACTCAACTTGCTCATTCGGGTCATCAATATTTTCGATGATCATCTGCTTTAAATATTCCAAGTTGGATCTGCGCTGCTCCTTAAACTCACGGAACGCACCTTTAGAAATATACGGGCTGACTTTTGCCGACACTTCGCCACAACCAATCGCCAAATGCTCAATCAAGCGTTTTTGCGCCGTGCGCAAAGTACGGAACCAATGCTTATCGCACACGATTTTCAGCAATTCGGTTTCGATGGTTTGCGAAGAAACCTTATTGGTCTCATGAAAACGCGACCAGCTTTTCAGAGGGAAACCAATTCCCCAACAGGTATCGCCGCACAATTGATAAAGCTCCAATTCAAGGCGATTAAAGTCGTCCATTGAAATCAAGCCTTGTTCTTTCTCTTTTGCTCGTTCGGCAACAAAATCTGCCTGCAATTTGGTGAACAGGTTGGAAAGCTTGCAGGCGATTTCTTTCAATTGGCGTTCGCCCAATAAATAGAAATGCAACCCTTCCGGCTCAACCTGTTTTTGTTGTGCTAATTCGGCAGAATAGGTTTGGCGGTTTAACAGCCAAGAAACAGAAATACGATAATGTTCAAAAACGGTTCTCAATCTCGTGCTTAAAATTTCACGCAAATAATTGTTGGCATAGATGGCCTGTTTGTTACCGGCTCGGAAAGAAATAGACCCGTCATCCACCACAGATTGAAACGCTCGTAACCATACATTGCGGAAATGCTCACGTTGACGTTTGCGTGGCAAGGAAGAAAGCAGTTTTTCAACATAATCGAAAGATGCTGGGGCAACGGCAAATAGCTCCAATTGCGCAGAGGTTGCCTGCGCATTGTGTAAAGTGCGGTCATTTTTCACCGCACTTTGTGTCATTGCCAAACGCGCCGCTTCCATTGCTTGCTCACGCTTGGCAAGGTTGATGTCGCGTTGTTGCTCCCAGTTCATCATGGCTTATTTACCTATTAATACATGCCTGATTGGCTTTTGCAGATGGCTTCCGAGATTTCCGCCTTAATGGCTTCAATCACTTTTTGCACGTCTTCTAAATTGTTGACGTTTTCGTTTTGCAATTCGCAACGAATCAAAAATTCAAGTACCCCCTCAAAGGTTTTGCAGTAACTCGCTTTGTTGCGCTTTAAATTAATGTCACTGTCGAGTTCCAACTGATAAACCACATAGCCTGCATCTGTAACGCCAAGCTGATAGGTTTTTGAAAGTTCAATAAGGTGTGGCATGGTTAATCTTCCTCGGTTGTATTGGTTGGTTTGGTGTCTATTTGGGTAAATTCCCGTTCTCGGATGTTTTGCGGAAACAAGCTTGAAAGTAACCGCACTTTGCGAAATGCACGGGCAATTTTGGTTTGCCCTTCCTCGGTGTAATGATGTAGTTTTAAGCCGGAATGATGACCGTTGACCAAATCGGCAGTATCAACCCTTGCCAAAGCAAGCAATTCAGTTTTCAACCATTTCGGGCAATTATCAAAAGCGCGTTCTACACGGAATTTGCTGTTGCCTAAAAAATGCTGACCGTCATCCCAATTTTTTACATTCGGCACGTCAATTTGATTGGCTTTGCAGTATTGCTCGGCAACGGATTCAGTGGCTGATACATACATCACGAAGGCTCCTTAGGGTTTATTTGCCCAATGTCCAATTCCAGAAACGACGGAACACGTTTTGTTTTTGCAACGGATGTTGTGCCGGCAACACAATGCGTTCCAGATTTTCCAAGCGCGCCAAGATTTCTTCGTTTGTGATGATCTGATTTGTGTTCAGTTGTGCCTGTTTCGCATTAATGCGATTTTGCAAACCGTGCTGGCGTCTAATGTCTTTTTCCAGCTGGAAAATATTCACGCGTTGTTTGCCGCGAACAGTCACTTTTCTGTTTGGTTTTTGTTTAATCATTGTTCAACTCCTTAAATTTTGGGTGAAAAAATCCTGTCGATTGAATTTCTTCAAACGACAAGTCTTGTTATTACGGTTTGGAAATTAAGAATTAATCTGTTGGAATTTCGATTTGACGTTCATCCATTTGTAATAATGGGCGAACCGCACCTAAATATTCTGAACGTTCGTGGAAAGTTGGCGTTTCTAACCGTACTTGCTCCCACATTAAATAATTTCGCGCCCCACACGAATTACAGATTAAAAGGGCTGAACCGGTGCGAAGCCCGACTCTTTCCGAAGTGCGCACACGTAAATCTTTACTTCCGCAGTTTCCGCACGTGCAATTAATGTTTGCCATAGTTACCCTTTACTTTTTAAGCCACAGATTCTTCTAATTTCAAACGGATGAAATCGTTTAATTCACGTCTATCCGCTTGCGCCATGGCTTGCAATTTTGCCTTAAAGCTTGCTGTCACCCGAAATGCGATAATTTCGGATTTCAGCTCACGTTTTTTTTCTGTTTTCGCCATACCCTTTCCTTTGTTGTTTTTGTTTACTTTGTTATACTTCTGCTATCTAAAAAATTGGAATGCACAGAACGTTCCTATTACAGCGCAGATAAAACATAAAACTGGTAAATGGTTATGGTTATCATGGTATTGCTGTTCCAGTTCGTCTATTCTTTGCTTGGTTTGTTTTTCCTGTTCTTTCAAGGCTTGTTCAAGTTCTAATACGCGAACCCATAATTGTTCATCGACTTTTTTAGTCATAAAGCACTCCCATGTTTAAAAAATAAGGAACCCCCATGACTGACGAAACACTGGTTATTCCCATTGAAGTTGATTCACCGCTCAACATCACTTTCCATGCCGAGACAGGAGAAATGACGGTGGAATGTTTTCAGTTTGTTTCAGGTGCGCCACAAGCGAAGATGATTCTTCGCTATACACCGCAGGCAACACAAGAAATGCTGCGGGCACTTGCGATTTTCCAAGAGAAACTCGGTACAACATTTTTAACGCAAGCCACGTCACATAACGTGCAATAAATTGTTTACATTGAGAAAACATAGCTTTCGTGTTTTTTTCCATTGTTAAAATAAGGATTTTTTATGACCGCACTTTCCATTGAAGAACGCCTCGAAAAACTTGAAGCGCAAATGCAAAATCGCATTGAACGTCAAAACTTGCTTTCTGAATTGATTTATCAACAAGCCAAATTGCAAAGCACTATTCTTTATCTTTCAAAGAAGCGCGAGTCTTTCCTTTACGTTGAGCCGTCATTCTCCCCACTTCTTGAGCAACAGCGCGTTCTATACACAAAACTTCTTGCTGAACTGCCTCCTGAAGATCAACAGGGGCGTGAATATGTACGTTCACTACAAGATCTCTTTGAACAGAAATAGTCGTCATCGTCTTTCCTTGCTTGTTTACCTTGTTTTAAATCAGCTTGCCCGAATCACAGCCCAATCCACATCGGGGCGCAGGTCTTCGGGTTTCACTGCGCCGTTTGTGGCTTTCACGATGGATGAAACATGTGCCACATCCATTTTTGCACCATCTAGCCATTTCACCACCGCAGCCTGACTCACACCACAGGCTCTAGCAAGGGCAGACTGCCCGTTGCAAATGATTATTGCTGTTGAAATTCCGCTCATAAAACTCCCCTTAACTTTAGTTGTGATGAATATTACTACCAAAGTTAAAATATTGCAACTATTATTCACTTGTTTTTCTATAACTAAAGTTGTACTTTCAACAAATAGGAGATTTTCATGTCTGATTTAGCAACTAGACTTCAAGATAAATTGTATGAGCAGCGCATTTCTGTGAATGCTTTTTCAAAGAAAGTTGGAGTTTCACAACAAGCCATTTCTAAAATCATTAGAGGGGAAACGCTCAACCCCAAAAATATCTTAGAAATTGCGACCGCACTTGGTGTTAATGCACATTGGTTGAAAACGGGGGAAGGGTCTCCGGATGCTGGCGTTTTCGCATTTACATCAGAAAAGGATGATGATCATACCCTTCGGGTGGATTTGTTGGATGCGGAATTGGCCGCGCACAGTTCAGGGATTATTAATGCGGAATATCCTGATGTCATTTCGTCTATTTTCTTTACCCACGAAGGCGTAAAACGGATTTTAGGCAAAACAACCACCGATGGAGTTTATATGTTTAAGGTGCCAACAGATAGCATGGCCCCAACCATTACGCAAAATGACATCGTATTTATCGACACTAACGTAAAAGAATATATTGGCGAGGGCGTGTATTCGTTCAATTTAAACGGCGAAACCTATATTAAACGCCTGCAACGCCTACCGACTGGGGTGATCATGGCATTAAGCGACAACCCACTTTATCACCCGTTTGAAATCACAGAAGACTTATTTGACACCGCCGAGATTATTGGGAAGTTTATTAAAGCGGTGGAATTGAAACCGAAGGATTTGTAAAACTGGAAACCAAGGAAACTAATATGAAAAAACTTCTCTTAATTTTGGCCGCACTTTCAATTCCTTTGTCGGCCTATTCTGCTGATGTGCCTAAAATATATGCCCAAGTCTTGAAGGGCTTAGATATTAAGGAAGCCGAATTAACCGGGAGTTTTTTATCAGTCACATTTAATCGAGACAAAATCGGCAAACCAATGCTTCAAAGCGTTATCAGCAGCATTTGTTATCAAACATATTTAGATAAAAAGTTTGCAAAAACATTAGACCTAAAGCGGGTTATGATCGTGAATAAGCATTACACTCATAGCTTTAATTTTGAAACAGATGTGAAGCAATATTGCAAAAACATTAGCAAACTTAATACCGAAGAATCTGAAAAACAATTTCCGTTTGATAGCTATGTTTCGGAGAATTAAGAATGAAAAAACTACTCTTAATTTTATCCGCACTTTGTTTGATTTCCGCCCCTACCCTTGCCAAAAGCAAAAAAGCCAATGCGGAACAGTTTAGTTGTGAGGACGGCAAACGCACCTGCAAAGATATGGATAGCTGTGATGACGCGAAATTCCATTTGAGGGAGTGCGGCATGCAGAAACTGGATAGGGATAGAGATGGTGTGCCTTGTGAGAGTATTTGTGGGTAGTGTATAACTAAAGGAACATAGATGAGAGGCAGAACTAGATTTGTAGCCCCACGACATATTTGTCTTTATGATGATGAATATTCTAAAGAAACTATTCTATTTTTTCAGTATTTACATGTTTTTAGTAGGAGATATAAATTTGTAGAAATTGATTTTTCTTATACGGAAAAGATCACTGCTTTAGCATCGCTAGTAATGCTCTCTCATCTACATTACATTCAACTTTACAAGGGCAATAAAAAGTCGATTATACTGAATTGCCAGAAATCGCCCATTTATCACTCGTTCTTCGAAAAAACTTTATTCATTAAAGCGTTTGAACAAGGTTGCTATGTTTCAGCGGGAAAAACATCTGTTATATTTCCATTCAAAACCTATAGTGTGCTTTCTATTGCAGAATGTCGTTCAATGTTGTCAGACTATGTGAAAAGCTTTAAGGATGAACTAAAGAACGTGCTTTTGGAGCTTTATTCAGAATCGGATATAAACCAATTCTTTAGCGATTTGCTATTGACTATGACAGAGGTTTTACAAAACATTACTCACCATGCTTATCCTGCTGATGAAAATCCATTTATCCTAAAGGAAGATTCCTTATTAAAGAAAACGGATTTGTTTAAACTTAAACTTTTTTGGTGTACATTATGGTACGATGATGTCCATCATAGTATTGTTTTTGCACTATATGATTTGGGTGTTGGGCTAGTAAACTCTTACCTGCATTATTCTAGCAGACCCGATGATGAACTCAATCGCCTAGCTAAACTTACAAAAGTACAGGTTTTTGATGAAATATTAAGGGCGGGTACTTCGCGTTTTTTTGGTTCTGGTAGAGGTAATGGTTTAGATGCCATTTTTAATACATCAATGAAATTATCTGATATTTCATTGATGTTGCTTTCTGAGAAAATACGCTGTGAACGTACCATTGTTGGGAACCAATACATACAGTTTCCTTATTCACTACCCGGAACCGCAATTGAATGGAATTTTAAGTTGAGAAAATAGGGGCAAATTATGAAAGAAATAAAAATTAATGTATGTAAAGATTTTTCTACTGACCCTTGGGGGCGGCATATTTCAGATAATCCTTTAAGTAGTGGACAAGCATTTCGTGAAGAACTCCTATTAAAAGCATTTACAGAAAATGACAAAGTGACTGTTGATTTTTCTGATTTAGAGTATATTCCAGACTCATCATTCCTTGGGGAATCATTTGTTGGATTAGTTAAAGAAAATGGATTTAGTTATGATGATGTACTAAACAAGCTAGATATTCTCCCTAAAGACGGATTTTATCCGGAATTAATCAATAGATTAATAACCCTTGCTAAAAATGAAAAGGTCATATTCTAAGAGTAAAGAATGCAGCAGACTATTGAAATAATAGAAAAAATCGCTATTCCATTGATTACTTTTGTACTTGGGTTTATATCTGATCATTATCTAAAATATCATCAAAACAAGAAAGCCCGCTTGGACAGTATAGAGACTAAGTTTCGGTCTATCATAGGCACAGTTGAAAAAGAGAAATATTCAAAATCATTATTAGTTTTTGACTACAACATAGTAAGAATTGATATCGTTACATATTGCAGAGATTATAAGATATCTAATTCTCTGATTAACAGTGATCTAATAGACCTAACTCTCTTCACTACCAGTGATAATATTAATCCACTTCAAGTCTCTGATATTTTTTCAAAAATAATGCGGACTTTACATTTGCATAAGAAATAGATACACAATCTAAAAATTTACTGTCTTACGACCTCAACCCCATCATCCTCAATCTTCAATTCACATTCCACCTGTGACACATAACCATTGTCGGTGATGGTGTGTGTCACTCTTGTGATCAGCCAATTCGTTGCGTCAATTTCTGCTTTAAAGCCTGAAAGCCCAATCGGTGTTTCGGGGATTAAATCAGGTTCGCCCAAGGCGAGATTCAGGCTAAAGGTTGCCACGCCACGTTTGAGCTTATCAAAAGCAGACTTGGCGACAGTGATAGCTCTAGCTTCTGAAGGATAAGTAACACGAAGGCTTTTAATTTTATCATTGTCACTTTCCACAGGGGCTTTTTGTTCAATGGTGTTATATTTTATTTTAGTTAATCGTCTGCCTTTTACTGTACCATCTTTCAGCGTTCTGCCTTTTGTCATACGCTGTTTTTTCACAATCTTAGTATTTTTATCTATGATAATTTCGCCACGTTTGCCCGTGGCCGTATCATGCCAATACACTCGCACGGCTTTGTAGTTTTCACTTTCGGCAATGGAAAAATTGTAGTTGTCGCCATTCTTGCGGGTAATTTTGCGCAGTGGAATATCTTTCCCTGTGACGGTTTTGCCTTTGCCTAATGGCATAAATAACAACGTGCCATTTTTCACCGTACACATGGCACCATGTTCTTCCGCAAGGCGTGTCAGTAAATTGATGTCGCTCTCATTGGTTTGGTCGATGTGGTCGATGAATCGATTTGCAAGCTCTTTTTCCACTTGGCTTTTGAGTTGATTTTCTTTGGCGATGATGTCAATCATTTCACCTAAGGTTTTCTTATCAAATGAGCGTTCTTTTTGTTCGGAAAATGAGCCTTTCAAATCTGCCGCTCTTGCTCTGATGGTTAATCTATCTGCTGAACCTGCGCCACCTGAAAACTGTACTTCATCCACTGAATATTGCCCTTTGTCAATCAGTGGTTTTCCTTTCCAACCCAATGCAAGGCTGATTATGGCATTGCGTGGCGGCAAAGCCAGTTTGCCGTCATGGTCGGAGAGTTCTAAATCAAGGGTGTCCGCTTCTAAGCCACGATTATCTGTCAAAGACAATGTGATTAATCGGCTTGATACCACTTGTGTGATGTCTTGCTGTTTTTTGTCTTTGGTGGTGATCACCACTTTAAAAGCAGGTGTGCGGTGATTTTTGCGTTCAAAATCCAACATCAGAACATCCCCGCAATGGATTCGGCAATTTCAATCAGCATGGGGTCATCAGTGCGTTTGAGATTAAGTGTGAAATCAATGGCGCGTGGCGCACCATCACCGAATAATTCCGAGCGAGTTTCTTGCAGCGATTCAATGACAAAAAAACCGATAATTTCAAAAGTGCCACCATCAATCAGCGGAAATGCACCGCCACTGTCCGCCATAAGTTCGAGGGCTTTAATGGAAAATCTTCCCCCGGTGATTTCAGGGATCAGTTTGCCGTTAATTGTCACGGTTTCGCTTTCTTTGCCGGTGAACTGCGCTTTCGGCATAGCCCCCACCACGGAATTGGTTGGGTGTCGCCATGAGGATTGGCGGTCTAAGGTTTGAAACGGAACGGTTTGGCGAGCAAAGATAAACATGCCCAAGGCGGCAAGGGCGAAGTTTTGGAACATAGGCTAATCCTTATCACTGACTTTGACAGTTGTGGCAATCAGTAATGCATCAATAAATACCAACCAGCCCCATCCCTCAATATTATGGAACATTAAAAACGTCGCAAAACCTGCCACGGCAACGATGGCGAAAAAATAAAAGAAGAAAATTAAAGTCGCTTTCATTGGGTATCTCAAAGAAAAGTGCGGTCAAAAAATTTGTTTATTTCTGACCGCACTTGGTGAATTAGCAAAATAAAAAAGCAATGCCGAAAACGACAAGCAGCCAAACGATAATCGAGATGATGATTATCCCTCGCCATACAATGTATCGTGGTAAATTAAATAGGTAATCAATCAGTTTCTGTTTCACTGCGTTCTCTCGCTTTTTCGCGCCATTGCATGAGTTCGGTCACGGTCATATTTTCAAAGGCTTGCGGTTGCCAGTGGAAAACCATGGCAATGTCTGCCATGGCATCTTCCACGGTTGCCGAAATCAGAATTACTCGGTCACTTCCGCTTCGGTCGGTTCCGAGTTCTTCCCTAAAAAACCAACAGCAGCCCCTGCCAATTCGACGAAATCTGCCACTTCCATGATATCGAAATCGGCGCGGTGTAATACCGGTTGAGTGACTCGTGGCAATAAAATACGTAGAGCGTCCACATCGGTGCTAAACACATCCATGAGTTTTAACCCTTTTAATGCCGGCACAGTGGGTTTGTTGACGGTGATTTCGGTGATTTCTTTGTCGCCGCGTTTAATGGGTTGGCTTAAGGTAATGACGGTTGAGGTTTCGTTTTTCATCGTTTTATCCTTTTAAAATTTCCCTCTTTCATAAAGAGGGGCTAAGTGAAGATTTTAAAAATGCCCCTGTGACGGGGCGGTGGTGTGTGAATTAAATACCGATGGCGCTGCGG